TAAGTGGATCACCACCTGCCGTTGGATCTGCGCCAGCATCACCGCCTGCTAAAGGATCGTCTGCTTCAGTCAAAGAAACTTTGCCAACCGACAACAGGCTATCAAAGTTCACAGGTTTCAGATTTTCCTGTAAGAATTCCTGAATTGTCTTCATTTATAATTACCTCGTCGAAAAATACGTTTATTCTATCGATTACTGCAACTCTGTTCATGTGTACAGTATCAGAACAAGTTAAATAATCGAAGAAGCGTTTTGCTATTTTGGAGTTGGGTTTAGTCAACATTGAAGCAAGTGCTAAACGATTATTTGTTAAAATGTAAGAAACCATGACTTCTAACAAGTCTCTATACATATCCTCTGCAATAGACCTGTCTTCATCATTTTTATATTTATTGCTTTCTTTAGCAAAAAATTTGTCGAAATATAGATCTCTGTTTAATATTCTGTAGTAAACTGAAAACTTCATATTAGTGCAAATCAAACTTTGGCAAATCTTCTACGTTAGTCACTTCCTTTGTCAAATTCAACTGCTTAAGCATGTTAAGCATTTCATTCGATGTGAAATTGTACGTATTATTTTGCACGTTAACACTCTGTGGTACTTGACCATTATTTGACTGATGTGCTATTTGTTTCTGTCTAGCATCTAACGTAGCAACACGCAAATTTTCATCTGTTTCTTTAACTTGATAATCAGTGATAGTCTGATTGAGCTTTGCTAAGTCCATCAAGTTAGCTGCTACAGAGTTAGACAATGTACTGAACACTTCGTACATTCTAGGAGGAGCACCAAGTTTACATTGTTCTCCCAAAGTTTCTAGCACTGTTCTATTTAATTCAATCAAAGATTGCAATTCAGCACGAATATACTCTTTGTCTTCAAGAGTATACTTCTGATTAGCGACATCTTTTTTAATTTCTTGAATACGAGCAGAAGTATCTTCTACTTGTTTTTCAGATAAGTCAATGTCGAAAGTATCTGCTAAAATTTCATTTACTGACATATTTACACCCTTATAAAATCACATGTGTTTGTACTGTTTATGTAATTATTTATAACAACAAAAAACCGCACGATAAATTTCGTGCGGTGCTTGCGTATAAATAGGCGGGACTTAAATTTTTACGACTGTGAAGCCATATTTGCCAGCATAAAATTTTCCATCATTCTTTGCTTCAGTTTCACTTTCATAAAGTTTTGCTTCAGCTTCATTTTCTGTGAATTCTGGAATTTGAATAGAATGAGAAACTCTATCATCTACAAAGAATGATTTCAACCATGTTTTGCCATAAGGAAAATCGAATGAAACTTTGTACATGCTATGCCTTCTTTAAGAAAATTTCCATCATCAAAAATCCGATGAGATATAGCACGCCAAGAATGATGAAAAGTGTTCCAGTTGTGAAAAAGTTTGCAAGTAAAATTGAGAATATACCAGCGCATCCCCATCCAGTAAGTGTCATAGCATGAACAGTAGAAACTGAAGATTCGCCAAAATACTTACTTAGTAATGTTGGGAGACTTGAGAAATTACCACCATAAGCTAATTCACAAAGGAAAATTCCAAGTAACGAAATAATCGGATTTCCCGTAAAGCAGAATAATGCCGCTAAAATTCCAAACGAACAAACGAAGTGATATACAGCTTTTCGACCGATTTTATCTGAAAGAGCACTAAAACATAATCGACCAAGAATGTTCATGACTGCAGTAATCGACAGAATTAGTGCAATGTCAGTAAAGCCAAGACTTAGCAACAATCCTTTTTCTTGTGAAATAATTGCAAGACCACAAGAAATGTTAATACAGAACATTAACCAAACTGAAATATAGCTCAAAGTCAAGAATTTCGATCTGACTAAATCTCGAATTGGAATTGCAGTATATATCGTTGAAACGTACATCGGATTTGGCTTAAACAACCACGAAGTTATGCCAAGAATAATTGCAAATAACAGTCCTACACATAAGAAAGTCATTGGCAATGAAACATTGGCAAGTAAATACTCGTAAATTGGTGCAGCTATAAATTTGCCCAAACCAAAGCCAGAAATTGCTAAACCAGATGCCAGACCTTTATGGTCACTGAAGTTTGACATCAGTTGTTTAATTGGCGATACATAGCCAATACCTGTGCCAGTACCCATAATAGCACAAGACAGATAATATAGTGGCAAAAATTGAGTGTAAGTTGCAAGTGCAAGTCCAAGAGAACCAAGCACAAACAAAATAGAAGCAACAATTGCCATGCGCTTTGGATTGAGTTCTACCATTCTACCAAAGATAGCAGCGCCAAATCCTAAGCAGAAAATAATCAAAGTAAAACCAATATCTGCAGCAAATTTCGAAATATCGAAACATTGCATGATATTGGCTGAGTATTGGGAGAAATTGTAAACTGTGCCTAGACACATTGGTAGAAAAACGCCAGGCACGAGAATGTTAAGGAATCTGTTTTTCATATCCTTATTTATTGACGTTTTCTTGTCATTTGTCTTTGATTATTGCTGTATCAGCAACACCTAGTGTGATGTATGATTCGTGTGAACCATCGGGCTTTTCGAACACTTTCAGACTTCTAGAATTTCGGTCACGATGATAAAAGTAATCTTCACTGTATGTGTTCTTTCCGTCTATGCACACATAGCAATCTTTGTCAAAAATGACTATGCCATTTTGAAAGATTTTAATGTGTTTCTTCTTGTAAGTGGCCATTAGTCGTTCCTGTCAGTAGCAATATCAATTAAAGCAAAAACTGTACCGATACCGATGTATGGCCAAAGGCTAAGGTTCCAACCAGCTTGCTGCTCAATTACAGAAAGAATTAAACCAGTAATACCAGAGCATGCACATAAGCAAAGTGTCTTTTTCATTTATTTTGTCCTTTTTGTATTTAGAAAATTGTATAATTTGCGTTTACATTCTTTTCTGTTTTTTCTACGTTTGTCTTTAGAACGAATGTTTTTGCGCAATTCACAGTTAATTTTATGACGTTCCCTTCTATGTTTTTGTATTATAAACCAAGGCGGTCTATATACATTGCAGTCAGCCCAGAATTGCCCGTACGTAAATACGTACTCGTCAATGCTAAGTTCTTCGTTGTGAAGTCCATTGATAATGCTTTGTGCAACTTTTGGACCAACAGCTAAATAGTAGCGTTCGATAGTACCATCATCGCAACGTCTAGTATTAGCTAGTGTGTGCCAGCAATAAAATTTTAAACCTGGCGTATACTTGCGTTTCAGAAATTCTATCAAACTTTCTTTACCAAATCTTATTCGTTCGTCAACACTCATTTTCAAAGTTTAATATAATAAATTTTGATTATACTTGTAAATATATGCAAGTGCAAGCAACATTTTCATACGAATCAATGGAAGATATGAAATCGATGTATTACGAACAAAAAGACGTTAATACATGGTTTGCGTTCGAAAATATGTTAAAATCTTTACAGCAAGAAATTTGTGAAGAAATAGATCGAGAAATTATTAAGAAATTGGCACAACAGTGTGTGTTTTGAAACATGTTTATAAGTTTAATAAATACTTATAATATTTGTTTATATGAGGTGAAATTATTATGTCAAAGAAAAAATCGTTAGGTGAAATGACTAACAACGAATTCTTAGCTGAATTGTTAATACTTAAAGACAATCCGATAGAATTTTTAAAATATTGTCAAATCTGCAGTAATCGAGGATTTATACATTTTAAACCATACGCATGGCAGAAACGAAAAATCACTCAATTCGCACAAACACTACACACTAAAAAACCAAATCATTTAATTGTAGCACCACGTCAAGTTGGTAAAACTGCACTTATTGCAGCGTATGTACTTTGGTACGCATTGTTTAGACCAGATAAGCGCATTGTACTCTTTTCTTACAAACTAGCTGCTGCAGCAGAAATTCTATGCAGAATTAGAGAAATGCATGCAATGTTACCAAAATGTTTGCAGCGTGATACAAAAGTTTGTAATAAAGATATGATACAATTCGATAATAATACAAGAATTGGTATCAGTAATTATAATGCAAATTGTGTGCGTGGTATGTCGATAGATTTGGCAATTTTAGACGAAGCTGCATTTGCTAAAGACTCTACATTCAGTGATTTTATTAAATCTGTATTTCCTACGCAATGTGGCAGAAAAGATGCTCAAATGATTATCGTGAGTACACCAAGTAAGATTAAAAGTGAATTTTATATGTTGTACTCGCACTTACTGTGTAATGACTCTTCATTCAATGTTGAACATTTGAAGTGGAACTGCATTAGTTCACGTGATGCTAAGTGGAAAAGACAAATGCAGCACTATTACGATACTGCAACATTCAGGTCAGAATTCTTAGCTGAGTTTGTCTAAAGAATATCAAAAAAAAAGAAGAGCAATTTACTTGCTCTTCTTTTGTTTCTTCATTTTCTTTTTGCTAATTTTGTCGCAAAGAATGTGCCAATCTTCAATTGAAATTCTTCCGTACATTATAGACCAGAAGAATCCGTGTGTTTTAACCCAGAATTTCGACCATTTGGAATTCGACTTAGAATCGTACTTCATCCAATGATCGTAGCAGAATAATCTGCAATATTCAAGAATGTAGAAAATTACTTCTTTCGGCCGAGGCAATCTGTTACTGAAACTTGGAGAACAATATGTGTTGCCATCTTCAAGAACTTTCGAACAATTGTCTTTGTAAATAGCGTAAACTCCACCGATAAACAACAGACCAAAGCAAGTCACATAGAAAGTTACTGGCGGAAGTACAGATCCAAGAATTCCGAAAAACAGAACAGTAATTAACGAGCCAATGAGTATCTTTTTAAATGTCATAATTAGTTCCAAAGATTAAAAAACCATTTGTGAAAAAGAGAAAGTGCTTTATCTACTTTTTTCCAGTTAGCGTCAGAATCTTCTTCAGTCCAATTGAAGTGATCGGGATAGATTTCGAAACCTTCAATCATCTGCTCAAGAATACCTTGCCATTCTTGAGAAGTAATGTTTCCTGGATGATCTCCAATCTGTTTTGCTTTTTCTAAGAAAACTTTGAGACGAGGAGCAATGAATTTCGCGATTGTGCAATCGAGACTCCACATTTCAGTATCATCAAACCCACGTGTAAGTCTCTGTGCTTTCCATTCAGTTTCACGTTCATCAGTTTCTTTACCAAGAGAGAAATTGACATTCTTAATTCCACGAGGATCGATATTAGTCATACTTATGCCTTTGTACTAAATATTCACAATGTAAACTATCAGCGTAATAGTCAAGCCACTTAATTTCACATTCACCGACATTTAACGGACAACGTTCGATCAATTCAGCACGACGTTCTTTGACGCCTTCAAGCTTTTCTGCATCGAGTTTGTCTAAAAATGCCAACCTGCAAATTGCACAATTGAGTATCGCAACAAACCAAATAAGTGCACACACAGTTTCGAATGTATTACATGAACTGTCTGTTAACGTTTCATATATGCAAGCGAATATGAACAAAAGTCCTGAAATCGCCATAATAGCGAGGCTTATGCCAAGAATAGTTGTAATCATGTACGAATCTCCGTAAAAGAACCATCAGGGTTAAATCTGTAAGTGAAACCATTGCTCCAAATAACTAACGATTTTTGATTATCTTCATTGTAAAGAATAGAGCAAGTATTACCAGATGCAAGGAAATCGATTCTTACGAGCCGATTTTCTTCATCGAAATATTTGTTAAGTTTTTCTTCAGGGTATTCTTTGATTGTCATGTTTAAAATATAATAAAAACACTATAAAAGCGTACACAAAAAATGTACGCTTATTTTTAACAGAATTATTATTTCTGATTTTCTTTCTTAGTCTTTTCTAGTGCTTCTTGTGCTTCTGCATGAATGAGTGATTTAATGTCATCGATCATTGTAACACCAGTTTCACCAAGATAGCTCTTTATTTTGTTGAAATCATCAGACTGCATTACAGAATTTGCAAGTTCAACACCAGCAATCATGTACATTGTCTTCTTGTCAGGAATCACACAAGTGATTAAGAAACAAAGTACTGCGATAGGAATGCACCATTTTAAACACTTACCCGGATTTTCGATGTTAAATTCGTCTTGCATCAAAAATGCGAAAAACGGCACAAACATACAGAGAATACCACCGATAGTGAAAAAAGCACTAAGTGAATTCAGAATGTCAGCAAGATATAAGAAAATAGATAATGTCGTCATTAGTCTTCTTCTCCTTCTAAATCATCATCGTCGCTTGTGTATGTAAGTAAATCCTTATACGTTTTTGCATCATAGTTAACTTCACAGTTTTCTTCTCTGATACCAGCAGGACGTCTTGTCAATTCGTAACTGAACGAATGATTGTTGTCACAATTG